GTATTGAACCCATCAAAAGTAAATTTTGTTTGAGTTGCGGTAGCAATAATGCTTTTTGCCCCCTCGTAATATTGTCTATTAGTTTCTGTAATTAAACTCATTGTTTACTATGCTTTTGAATTATTCTGCTCCGCCTGTAATTGTTGCGCTGTGATTTGTATGATGTCTGTGTTTTGTATTATTATTCCTGAGTATAACAGTATTTTTGTTATAATATTTGTTTGTTCTGTAGGATGTAATTCAAAGTCAATAGAATTAGAAGCCGAATAAAAATATTGATTATTTGCACCTGTAGTGAAGCCCCAGGAAGGAGCAATTGGTCTTCTTATATAAGTAGCTGTAATTAAACTTTGTATGGTAGTAGGGTATATATACATTTTGTAATCTTTATATATATATACAGGATACCTATTTGACGGCTTAGTTAAATCAGACAGGTTTAAGCTTACCAATTCATTTGGCTGAACTCTTTGCACGTCAATAGTGTTATTATATACTACGCTACCTAATTTGTAAAAAGAGTAAGGGCTAACGCTTATGTTTATAGTGAACACGCTAGTCGGTGCATCCGTTAAAATAATATTTAATCCAGCTATAGTCCAATTTGATTTAGGCTGCACAATGCCATTAAAAGAAACAACCGCATTACCGGCATCTAAAACATTTAACGGTATTCCAGTTATTGTGTATACTTGTGTTAGCACTACTGTAGTTATTGGAGTGGCTGCTATAGAACTCCCTGTTGTATTTGGCAATACAAAGTATGGGTTTGCATAATCAGCTGTGCCTAATTCTTCAAATATAGATATTTTTTCTTGAATATTATTAGTCCTATCTGCGTATTCACTGTTATTACCAGGCAACCGAAGTTTTTGATTTAGGTCTTCAAAATATTCATTAAATATTTCTAACTGTACTTGAGCGCTAACTTTATTAAACTCGTCAGGGGTCATATACCCGCGTTGCTCTTTATTTAATATTAATAAGACAGTCCTATAAACTGTATCTACATTTACTGCCATTTTATATGTTTTATATTATGTAAAATTTGTAAATATTAATCTAGATTTAGATCTTTCTAATTTATCAATTTTTTCTATTAATAATCTTTGTAACACATTTGGATTTGTGCTTTCTCTATTAGCTAATACCGCGTAGGCCATACAAGAATACAAAGCCTCCTCTGCTAATTTAGGTATTAAGGCGGTCTCGTCGTTTGTTAAAGCGTTTGACAAATACTTAATATTTATATTATATACAGCTGTTAGGAGTGCTCCAAAAACTACTGTTGTTTGTTTTTGTTTTACCCTTGTTACATAATATTCGGTCAACGCTGGCAATGGCGATGGAGTACCGCCACCAGGGGGAGTTATATCGGTCATCAATGTGCCTAACGGCGTAACCCTCAATGTAACTGTAACTGTACCCGCGGTAAATACCGTAGGAGAAGAAACGCTAATACTTGTAGTTGAATTTAAAGCTGTAACAGTCATTGGCCCTGTTCCAAATGTTCCTGCAGTGTTTGTTCCGGAAATTATATCTCCAACCAAAAAAGCTGAAAATCCATTAGAAACCGCAGTAGTTATAGTAGCTGTATATGGATTATCTCCCGTTACAGTTCCTATTGTGCTCGCTATAGTTACTGTATTACGCGTGTCGCTATAAATAGCGGCTAACGTTATATTGTCTTTTGGTAATGTGTAAACGTAAGATGTATTTGGAATTAACAAATTAACATCAAACTGACTTTTTAAAGTTTCATAAGCAAATTCCTGCAGGCAACGTCTAGCGTGAAATACAACTTCAGTACGTTTTGCATCCGGTATTAATTTACCAGGACCTGTATAAGAAATTAAAAAGTTATTAATTATATTATCTAATGTTATGAAACCATCTATTGGTGTTATTGTAGCCATTATTTTATTGTTTAGAGTTTACGTTTTCTTGCTGAGTGTTTTGTTGACCTAATGACATAACAAATTGATCTTTAGACATTACTCCAGCATATTCTAATATTTTATTTATAACAACTGGTTGGTCTGAGCTATGTATCTCAAAATCTTGCGAATCTAATGCGCTGTATATATAGTTGCCTAAGTTTGCATTTAATGAAAACCCCCACTTAACATCCACAGGAGATCTTAAGTATTTAATTGATATATTACCGGTTAACGTGGTTGGATACATTTGTATTGTACTGCCCTCGTAGGTGTAAACAGGGTATTGCGCGCTAGGAGCAGTTAAAGGAGATTGATTTGTTGTGTAAACTTCATTAGCTTGTATTCTTTGGGCTTCTCTATTGTTATAAACAACTAACCCTAATTCTTGCACTAATGAGGTGCTCGGTATGATATATTTACCAGCTGTAAGAAGCTGAGTTTCAGTGGTCTTAAATATGGCTATTTTTTCATCAAGCAAGCCTAACCTATCAGCATAAGCTAAATTGGTTTGTGGTAATCTTAATAATTGGTTCAGGTCATCAAAGTATTTAGTAAATATTTCTTGTTGCACCTGAGTGGCAATTTTATTAAATTCAATTGGTGTTAATACACCTCTTTTTTCCTGCTCCATTACAACTAGAACAGCTTTGTAAACATTATCTACGCTTATAGCCATTATATATTTATTTATTATTGTTATTGTTATATAATATTTAAGCGGATACTGCAGTTTTATTTACAATATCCGCCTATATATTAGTATTACGTATTATTTAAGTTTTTTCTCTATAGACTTAAAGATCCCTATACCTTCATCTGTTTTGAAAAATGCAGCCATTGCTGAATAAGGATTTTCATCAAAAGGTACTGTCATTAATTTTCTATCATTTTCTCCCCAATGGAAAGTTCTTTGATCTTGTGATAATTTTAAAATACCAATTTCAGTAGCCCTAATCGCTAAGTTTCTTAAAGGAACGTTATCATCATTTGCTAACTCTAAGAATAAATTAGGGTTTCTTCTAGCCATTAATAATAAATCTCTTCTAATTTCTTTAGAACTCATTTTGTTAACTCTAGTGCCAACTTCTACCCTTACTATAGCTTCCGCCATATCTATGTCCATTCCTAAAGCAGCATTCATTGCATCTACTTCTAGTTCTATATCTTCTAATTCGTCCTCGGCTTCGGCAGTCGCATCGAATTCAATATATTTTTTATTTAAAGCCGGATGATAAATAGAAAGAAGTTTTTGTAGGTTTTGTTTTTCTTTTGGTACATTTAACACTACCTCTAAGAACATAATATGGCCTAATGTAACCTGACCTTTTTGCTCACTAACTAAAGGCGAATTTTGGTTTGTAGCATATCTTACCTCTTCCTGCTGTCCCGTTTCTTTATCAAACCACAATAGCGGGTATCTAAGTGTGTGTTTTCCTTGTAATGTATAAGTTAAAGGGGCATTTGCATCTATTATTATGTATGTCCTATCTTTTATTTCCCACTTAGGTTTAATATCTTTAACTTCTACTGTCTTTTTAGTTACAGTTTCCTCTGTATATTCTGTGGTTGATACATTGTTTGTATTAACACTTTCTAATTCTTTTGTTTTTTGCGTTGTCGCCATAATATAATATAATTTAATAGTTTATTTTAAAAGGTAATAATTACCCCCGTCAGTTCAACAGGGGTAATATCACCAGGTTTTTATACTGAAGCAGTAAACAATACGAAGTTGTTAGCCGCTTGAGTAACTAGACATCTTTCAGACAAGAAGTGTACTTCCATTGCGTCAAGATCAGAAGTGTAAGCCCCTCCAACAGATCCAGTGATCCAAGTTTTCATCTTACGGTCATCAGCTTGAGAAGCTCTATAACGAACGTGTAAGAATGGACGACGAATGTTTGTACCTAATTGTTGATCATATACTGTAGATGTTCCAGCAGGAATAAGGATTCCATCAATAGATGTATTGGTCATACCCCCACGAGTAGAAGCGTCATTCAAATATTTCCAGTCAGTCTTATAGAAATCATAAGATCCTCTGCGGAATCCAGAGAAACCTAAGTTCAAAGCCATTTGCTCAGAGTTTTCAAACAATCCATAAGCAACACCACCAGCAGCACCTGCAGATAAAGAAGCCAACATATCATCGAAGTCAAGAGACGTAGCTCGGTTTAAGAAAAGCATGTTTTCTTCAATAGCTCCTTGAGTATCTAAGTTTTTCAAAACTGAATCAAAATCGCTAAGACCAGAAGCAGCGGAAAAGTTATTTACAATATTACCTCTAGTTCTAACGGCAGCAAAAAGACCCTCAGTTCCTTTCAGTTTGTCAGTAGTTGTAAGTGTAGAACCACCAGCAACTAATTCGCCTTCAATAACAGACATTTCTAAATAATCTTCAAAACGAAGTCTTGTTTCAGCTTCTGCTTTTAAATACCACAAGAAACCACTAGTGCCACTTTCAGTAGCCACCTCAACCCATCCAATCTGAGCAGTGTCAGAACCAGAGATTCGGTATCTTTCTTTAATAATAATAGGTGAGTTGCTATATTGAGTAAAAGAAGGAGTTATAGAGTTTATATTAGCATCTGTAGTTCCTTTTTTGAATTCAGAACCATATACGAAGATTTTAAGGTCACCTGATCCTACTGCAGTAACTGGGAAAATAACATTAGTTCCTCCCGCTTGACCACCAACAGCTAAACTTTCTTGAGTATATGGTTTAACTGTAACTGTTGCCGGGTTAGTATTACCACCAGTTCCAGCACTTCCATTAGCCGTAGTTCCTGTAACATAAACTTTAAGTTCTTGTCCTGTGCTAGGGCTCATAACTACTAAAGTTTGTCCAATTGAAATAACGTTATTTACAAAATTAATACCTGTACCGCCAGTAGCAAATGACAAGGTGTTAGCGTTTGTGCAACTAACATTGGTGTAAGCAATGTGTAATCTGGTTTGTTCAGACCAAACAACTTGATCCGAAGACATAGGCATTTCAGCGCCTACCATGCGCAAGAAGCCAGAAAGAGTTCTGTTTCCATAACGCTCTACTTCAGCTTCGTAGATTTCTGGAAGATATTGCTGAGAGAAGTTTTTCCCACTTCCATCAGTAAAGTTTAAATAATTTGATTCTAAAGTCTGTTGAAGTTGACTTGGTTTAATTGAACCGAAGTTCGGTGACACATTTGCCATAATTTTTAATTTTAATTGTTAAATTTTTTTGTTTGTATTCTAAGTTTTGAAGAATCAACACCATTAATAGCTTTAACGCGTAATCCATTAACAAATATTTCCCCTGAACTTGTTTGTCGTGGTTCAGTTGAAATGTTATTAGATTTTGCAACAACTTCTTTTATTGCGTCAGCTTTACCTTGCTCATAAAAGTGTTTTGCAATTGTGTCTGCATTTTCAGCGGCGTACATGGCTTTATGATAACCCCTCAAATCCACAACATCTCCCTTATCATTTAAGAACTTCTTAACTAGGTTAGTTATGTTTGATTGTTTGTCCGCTACAGCTTCTTTATTAGCAACGCCATATCTAAAATTTTTATCTCCCAAATTAAAATCAAAACCTTTGAAATCTTGGTTAAATAAGTTTTTAGTGTCGTTTTTAAATTTTGAATGCTGCAACTCCACTGCTTGTTGCTCTTCTTTATAGCGGTTAAAAAAGTCATTTGCTTTTTGTTGGTCTTGCGTAGCACCAGGTCTCAACTTGATCTCCTCGTAGTATTTACTTTTAAGTCCGTCCAAAAATGTTCTTGCTTTTGCAACCTCTTCTTTGAAAGCGAGTTTCTTTTTACGGATGTCTCGCTCTTCGTCCAACTCTTCATCATATTCAAAGTTGTCTTCCATAAGGAATTCAATCTCTTCGTTATCTAAATGTGGGCGTGTTTTTTTATAATATTCCTTTAATAAGGTCTCGTTATTTACATTTGAGTAATCGGCGTTAAGTCTAACATAGTCATTAATATCTCCACCTGTTTCCTCCATAAAAGAAATAAGCTTCTCTATGTTTTCTGGTAAAGGTTTACCTGAATACTCGGATGCTCTTATAGCGTCATTAGCTTCTTGTGTTAAACTAGCTGTTTCTTGTTCAATTTCTTCTTCTGTAATTTCATTTATTACAGTTATTTCTTCTTCTTGACTGGTAATGACTTTAGGTTCTTGGTTTCCTTGGACCACTTCTTGCAATCCCACTTCGGATCCTTGGCTGACCAACAAGCTTTCATTTGCGATTTGCTCTTGAAGGGCATCTTTTGATTCTGTTTCGTTAGGGATAAATACTTTTGTTACCTCGGGTTCTTTTGCTACAATAGTCTCGTCTTCTTTAATCGTGACCTTTGTAACTTGGTCTGGTTTGTTTAATTTTTTTGGGGCTTGTTTTTTTAATTTGAATTCACCCTCTACTTTTGTTTGTTCTGACATGATATAATATTATAAAATTGATTGATAAAATTTATTTTGGGTCAAACTGAGCTAAATCAAACCCACTCATATTGTCAAAACCAGCAGACTCAAAGTCTTTAGGCATTGTTTTATTTTGTCTTTGATCTATTAGCTCTGATTGTTGCGTTGCTGTAGTTTTTAATCTACTATCTTTGCGATCTTCGGCAGCATTGATTTTGTCTTGCATTGCTTTAGCATTAATTTGAGCTAATTGCATCTGGTAACTAAATTCTTCTGCCATTAAAAGTTTTTTAAGTTGAGCTTCATGCTCCATTCTTTGAATTTCAAATTGATTTTTAGATTGTAATACTTGAATTTCTGTTTGAGCTAATGCTTGTCCTTTTTGCACTTCAGCCATCGCAGCAGCCTCAGCGGTTTGTGCGTTTGCTTGCGCCTGCGCTTGGATGTTAGCTTGCTGGTTTGCTTGATCTCTTTCTAATTTTTTCTTTCTTTTATATTTTAAAGATTGATTAGCAAGTTTAAGATTATTAATTTCTCTTAGATCAATGGCATCTTCAAGATCAATTCCGCCTGATTGCAAAGCTACTTGTATATTTTGCTCTAATTGTGCTTTTTCTTCTTCGTCTGGCTCCAATTCTAGAAATATGCCGAAGTCATGAATGTCTAGATTTTGTAATTCCTCTAATGTTTTTACATTTGATATTGATATACTTTGTACTAGAGCGTTTGCGGTTAATGGAAACTTTAAAGAATCACCAACTCTTTTAGATATGTTTTCACACATTCTTAATGTTAAATATAAACTAGCGTCTAGTATATGTCTTGTTGCCACATTTGAATTAGCAGCTGCCATTTTTTGCAACCCTACTAATGAATTTGGATCAGGCATAGAACCATCTCTTGCTTCATTAAGCCCGGTTACGTCGCGTATCATTTGTAAATAATATTGATAAGTGCTTATTAATGATGAAATCTTAGCATTACCTGACGATGTTTGTAATTCCTGAATTGGTACTTTTCCTGGGTTCCCTGATCCATCTTGCGTCATAGATCTACCAACAATACTACCAGTTTGGAAATACATATTTAATGCTTCCGCTGGATTATAATTTGTACCATTTCCTAAATCAACCTCCGCTAAACCGTCAACATCAACGAACACTCCGTCAGGAACCATTCTAGCAAGCACCTGTTGCAGTTTTAGATGTGTTATTTGGATCATATCCGCAAAAGAAGTAATTCTACTTACTACAGACTCAATTCTTCCTTTATAAAGACGTGGCGCACAAATAGCATAATTCATTTCCACTTTTGTGGTATCTGCCATTGGTCTTGTCATATTCTCTGACAATTGCCATTTAAGCATTTTTTTATGACCTAATATTTTAGCTCCTGAGTAGAGGACTTCAATACTTCTTGACACTACATTAAAGTTGTCATTTGCAGGTGGATTAAAGTTGTCTGATTTTATTAAAGCCTTTTCTAATCCCTGTTCTGTTTGTTTTATTTTAAATACTTGATTTGAATATGTTTTGTATTCAAAATATAAAACTTGTATTGTTGTCGTATCGTAGTTTTGATTTGTATAAGTACGACTATAATCATTTGTGCCAGGCCATTTTTCAATTTCCTCTAACTCTTCATTAGTCAGGTTAGGAAATTCTTTTTTAAGCTCCTCTAAACTGATAGACTTAACTTCGCCAACATAGTATATGTCTTCAAAGTTAGGGTCTTCCGTATATGAATAAACTAAATTAGCTGGATCAACATAATCAATTACAATTCCATTTGATCCATTCCAATTTGTTTTTGCGCATGCAATACCTAATATTGTTAAATCATAATTTAGTCTTTTTGCTATTAAATCATATTTATTTTTATTTAAAACATAATTAATAACTTCTTCCTCAGCAATTTCAACAGCTTGCTTGTAATTTAATTGCAAATGTATCTCTAATTGCTCATCATCTTCTGGCAATGTTTGAGGATCATTATTATATAAATCTACTCCAAGCTGATTTTTAATTTCATTAAGAAGATCTTTTGCATTCATATCTCTTAATAAACCTGCTGTATAATTTGTTTTTTGCGCGGTTGATTGCGGGTCTTGGGCAAATGCTTTTATTTTAAATAATTTATTAGACATACCATTAACAACTATATCCACGAATTTTGGTATAATTGGGATTGGCTTCCAGTCTAGATTCAAATAAGATAAATCACCATTAATAGATAATTCATCTTTGTATTTTTGTATGCTTTGTTCACCTCTAGCATATAATCTAAGGTTATGGAATGTTTGCCAGTTAGTGCTCCATCTATCATTTCCAAGATTAGTCCTATTGCCTCTAAACCATTCACCTTCTATAGCCATACCTACCGCATAACCATAGTCTAATGTTTGTTTTTCTTCGTCCGGTACCACCTGACTTGGGAAAGAGCTATTCGTGTTAGTATAAATCATCTATTATATTATTTGTGAACTATAACCTTGGTTATTGTATTTTTTAAAATTCAATTCTACTTTTTCTTTTTTATAAGGGTTTGACGGAGAATATAAATGTTTATTGCACGCCATTATAGCAAACCCAGAACTTATAGTTGCATCATACTTTGTCCTATTAGCTATATTAAATCTAGACCAATCATTTAACGTTTTTTGAAAATACATATTTCCATAACCGCTTTCCATATATCCAACATAATTTTCTATATAAGTTTCAATAGCCGAAGCGTGTGCTTGTATAATATCTTGCCCAGCTGATGGTATACCTCCAATTTCTTTTTCTGTTGGCGATAAATTGTTCCAAACTTTATCAGGGCGATTCATTGAGAACGGCCTATAACCTCTTCGTTTTAAATAGTATAATAGTCTAGCCTTATTATTCTCTGCTAATATTGGCATGCCATAAAATACCAAAGCCATAAGAACTTCCTCAAAAAATATTTCAGAAGTTTGTGGTCTAGCAATATACTCTAAGAAGAAATGACTCGGGGGAACGTCTTCCATTGAGAACTTGGTTAACCCGTGAAGCGAGCCATTTGATCCTCTTATGTCAACCGTGCCAGATATATCATAGCTGTCACATCCAAACGCCCCTAAGTGTTCATTGCCTGGATATTTAAGCCCATCCTTTATTATTACGTTATTTTGCAGATGTTTCGGTGGAACCCACGATATTAAGAACCTTCCTTCTTTACTTGGGTAGAATACAACTTTTGAATCTTGTATTCCATTTTCCCATTGGAAACTACCCTGAGTTAACACGGATGAATTTCTTAAGTCATCATTGTAATCTATTTGTTCGTATATTTTTGTAAGATTAAACAAAGATTGTTTTGTTTCATCTCTAAAAGCGTGTTGCTCTGTTCTTGGGAATTGACGATAATATTCATTTAAGCCGTCTTGGTCTTGTTTTAGTCCGTCAACCTCGTTTTGCCAATGTTCAATAACCCCATATTCTATATAATTTCCATCTATACCTTTAATTGGCTTTGCTGGAGTATCGAATACAGGTATCCCATAAGCGTCAATGAATCCCTCGTACGACCATTCCATAGGTATGAACAAACTATATAGTCCTGAACTAGTCTGTCCATTGCGGTTTCTTTTCGTAACATCTGAATCATTATATAATCTTTTGAAGTTTTCACCTCCTTTGTCTAAAGCATTTGATGTTGAACCCATCATACACTTTCCAATAACTCTACTACCTAATCTGAGTGTTGTTTTAGTTACACGCCAGTTATTTAATATGTTATCGGGTCTTTCCCATTTACCACTTTCATCGTGCACTAATAGTTTTAGTTTTTCACCATCATAACTATTGTCACCTGTATTCTTCCAGTCAATTGTAGTATCTAATCCTTCAAGATCTTCTAGCTTATCATTAGAGTCTAATTTTCTTCTTGTAAGTTTAGACGCTGGTATTCTATATGCTAATTCTGTTTTTGGTCTATCCATACCGTCTTGGATAGGTTTAAAAAAGAA